GCGATTTCTCAGAGATAAACTGGGATACGGGTGGGGATAATTCGGTTCAGGATTATCTCGATGGAACTCCAGCTACCGATGTGACAGTTTGGCTGATGAGGGGCGAAGAGTGGCGACAGCAATTTACAGTCGGTTATTCTGGACTTGAGGCTTATCGGATTCTTGTCGGGGCGTACGGAACAGGCGCAGACCCTATCATTAATGGCTCTGATTTAAAGACGATCTGGACTGACGAAACTGGTAATGTCTGGAAGCAGACAGGAGGGACAACCACAGAACCTGTCGCCCTCTTTATAGATGGAGTAAGGGGGTTCAAGGTTGCAGCCTTGGAAGATGTTGATACTGAGAATTATTGGTATTGGGAAGCCAATGATCTCTACCTCTATGCTACTGACGACCCAGATAATTTGGTTGCCCCAGGCGTAGAGGCAACGAGAAGGAATGGGGTAAGTCTCGGAACACATGGTGCGAATTATATAACCGTGGATGGGATTCATATAACTAAATGCCAAAACTTCGGTGTCTATTTGGCTGATGAATCAAACAATAATATAATCCAAAATTGTACTATAGAACACTCGGGTTCAACTGGAATAAGCTGCAATGATGGGGCAGGGGGTAACACAATAAACATCCAGATTCTAACCAACACCCTTCGTTATCATGGTGGAAATGCTGTCTATGCAGGACAACGTTCTTATTATTGGATAATAGATGGGAATACTGTTTATGATAACTGCAAGAATCAGGATGAAGAAGCGGAAGATGGCGGTGGTGGAATAAAAGCAGGGGGAAATATTGGACATCTTAGTGGTGGGCATATTATCCAAAACAATGACGTTTACTCCAATGGTGCAGCCGAACCGAATGGCGTAGGGATATGGCTGGATTATTGTGATTCAGCAGAACCGAGTATCGTCCGTTACAATAAAAGTTATGATAATTTTGCAGAGGGGATTGTTGTTGAGAACAGTTCAAACAATCAGGCTTATTACAATCTGGGTTGGGACAATGGGCAAGCGGGGCTTTATTTAGTTGGCTCTGCGGCAAACCCTTCAAGCGGAAATGAGATTTACAACAACGTATTTTACAGCAACGTAAATGGCATAGAGGTTAGGGGGGTAGGAGAAGCTAGTGTAGAGAACAATCTTATTAAGAACAACATCTCTATAGATAACTCAAGCCGAGAGCTTAGATGTCGAGGCGGTGGTGAGAATGACGGGACAAATGGAAGCGGAAATGTTTATCTTAATAATTGCTTCGGGGCAGAAGGGGGCAATTTCATAGAGTGGGGAAGCGAGGTTTATAAGACCACCTATGATGATTGGGAGACGGCTTATGGTGGGACGACAGCCTCCGTAGAAGCCGACCCTCACATGATAGACCCTGTTAATGATGATTTTCGTCTTAACCCACATTCTCTGTGTATCAACGCAGGGACGGCCGTTGGGTTTCTAGTAGACTATCTGGGCTTGATGATACGCCATGCCCCTGACATCGGAGCGCATGAGAATCAGGCCAATGCAATATTTTAAGGAGAAGGATGGCGCAAAGGATTAACCTCGAAAGCGTTTATAGGGAAGCCGGACGATCCCTGCGGGGTGATCTGTTCTCTATCGATCTTGCGAGATTTAACGACATCGAGGCAACGAAGATTAGACGCAATGCAAGCCTTACCGTGGCTGCCCTAAACTTAGCGGCTGCCCAATGGGTAGGGACAACGCTTGTTGAATCGGGGAAGGTGGCAGAAAGGCGGTCACGGACTGCGCTTGAGATTCTCGGCAAGAAGCCCAGGCGACCGCAGATAACCGATCCTGGATATAACTCAAGAGAAAAGGCGTTGGAAACGCTGATCAAGGCCAATGGTTCAATAAGGACAACGGTGGACAAGTATCTCTCCATATCTCTCGTGGCTGCTCATCAGTTGCGGTCCTCACAGATTCAGGAGTGGTCATATGCCGATGCTACAGACACACTGGATGCGATTGCCTTAGAAGCATTGGCACAAGAGAAGTCGCGGGGATGGCTGTCAAAGAAGATAATCGAGTCCCTGCGAGCGCTCCTTGAGGCTGATGAGTTTATCGAGATAAATGGGCGCACATATAAGATGTCGAAATACGCCAAGATGGTGGCGAGGACGGAATTGCGAAACGTGCAGACGGATGCCACGATCGACCTATGCAGACAATATGAGAATGATTTGGTTGAGGTATCAGATCATGGTTGTGATTGCGATATCTGCGAAGGGTATGAGGGGAACATTTATTCGATATCGGGAACGCATCCGACGTATCCAGGATTGGGGGATACTCCCCCGTTTCACCCCAACTGTCAACATTCTTTACACCCGACAAGCGAAGAGGCTGTTTGGGCCAGGAGTCAATATCAATGATAAATGCATATTGTGTCGATGACCTAGTTATCAGTAGATGGAATGGCAATGATGATTGGGGAGAGCCGTTATCTGGGACGCTTGTTTGCATCAAGGGATATGTAGAGTGGAAAACAAAACTTGTGCGGAATATTAATGGTGAAGAAGTTGTTTCAACGATAACGATTTCAATACCGAAAAAACTTAATAGACCCGCATATCTCGGACGTGCACTGTGCCACGAGGACAGGATTATCGAGGTGAATGGCGAAACCTTTAACAGAGCGATTATCGCCATAGGTAGACCAGGGGATTTTTCATTTTCACACTATGAGGTGAACCTAGCATGAGTATGACGGTTGATTGCTCGGATTTCGAGAAGGGCTTTGCAAAGATCACCAAAAAGGCTTCGGGTGAAGAGGCCGGGAAGGGATTATTTAAGGCCGCCAATGAACTCTTACATGATGCGATTAATGAGCAGCCATGTGCCCCCTTTGATGAGGGTACTCTTCGCGGATCTGCTCGAACGAATAAAGCCGAAGTCAAGAAAGACGGGGCCGAGGTTGTTACTGGCTTCAATATTGAGTATGCCGCTAGATGGCATGAACTTACGCCAGAAGAGGACAGCAAGATTAGTTGGACAACCCCCGGCTCTGGGCGGAAATATCTTGAATCAAAAATGACAATGTTTAAAGAGAAATACATGGCGATAGTCGCAAAGCACATCGAGAACGTGCTCAAGGGGAAATAATGTTTAGGGAAATTTGCACACTTATCGCTAATTTGACGGGACTGGCCATCGGCTCTACCCTCCAGGTCGGCCATCGTTTGCAGAGCGCTCCTGTGCGCCATGTGGTTATTTCCGAATCTGCGGGGGGATCGACTGTATTCCAATGCCCTGATTTTGCATTCTTTAATATACAAGCCCTGGCAAGGGCTGCGACCTATTTCGATGCTAGAGAGGATGCCTGGCTGGTTTTTAATGCCTTACATGGCACGTCAGGCTGGAATATGCCCAACTTAGAGTCGGGGCCGGATTATCTGGCTATGACGGTAGAAGCAATCGGACTCCCCGCATATATGGGAGTCGATGACAATAAACGGCATTTATTTACGTGCAATTTTATTTTCAGATGTGAGGAAGCAACCTGTTAAACAGGATGCGAATATAGAGTGCGGGAGAGGGCGGCAACCCTCCCCCATGCTCTCAGAATAGGAGGTTAAGGTGACGCTCCAATGGCTTCCGAAGAGCATTTTTTATTGTAGCTCACCCCACCCTCCTAAATCAACAAATTTTTAGGAGGTTCAAATGCCTAGATTACCCATAGGTGACATGGGACCATGCGAAATCGTATGGAAGTATGGAGAAAGCGGCGCAATCGAGCTCGGTCCGTTCTTGGATGGGGTCAAGCTCCGAATGAGCACAACCGTTCATGACATTAAGGAAGACCGGGCGGGAGATGTGGCCGTTGACGGTGCATTTGGCGGATCGGTGATGGAACTCGAGACACCGATGGTACGCTCAACGCTTGAGCAGTTGAATGAAGTTCTTCTGGCTGGCGGAATACAGACATCTGGAAGCATTGAGTACATCTATCTGAAAAATCAGATCGGATGTTTCATGTACGACCTGGCGAGCGCTCTTGTGATCAAGCCGCTTTGCGGAAACACTGTTTCAACCAACCCGGCTGAATGGACCCATCTTTACAAGTGTTATCCGATTCCGGCGCTCGATCTGAGCTGGGCTCCTGCCACACAGCGCATTTTTCCCGTTACGTGGAAGGTTTTCGTTTCCCAAGAGAGTGGATACGAAGGATATTTTGGTACACAGGGGATGGAATCCGGATCATTGGAATTCGGTCTTTAAGGATAGGGGATTATGCCTAAATTAACGATCGATACCAAAAAAAGTCTGTTCGAACCAATTGAGATTGAGATTGACGGTAAGGTTTACACGGTAAAAAGAGTTGATCGAACCATGCTTAAAGAGATTGAAATGCTGGATCAAGAAACTGCCGAGGGAAAGCTGAATGCCGCCTATAAACGGCTAGAGCTTTTTCTTGGAACCGATATCGATGATGAGGTTATTGGAAAACTGGATTTATTAGAGCTCGTTAAGATCACGAACTTCATCCTTACCAACATTTTTGAATCGGGAGAACAGGGAAAAAACGGGATAAAGCCTGGGGACAAAGTCTCACCTTCATAGCAAGAGAGTTTCCGGGCCTTTTCACGTACAGGCAACTTTTGTCGCTTGATTTTCGGGACCATGCATTTTGGTTCCGCGAAGCTAGGCGAAGTATGCTTTTGCGAAAAGGAGAGCATTATGAGGCTTCAAGTCTTCCGCACATGGAGAAGCGAGATAGGGATGGGATCATATCTGGTTTGAAATGGGAGTTTTATGAATTGGATCACGAGTCAACAATAGCAGAAATGGAACGGCGGTCAAAAGAAAAAATCTCTAAGGGTCTGCACAGACCACAAAAAAGAAGGAAAAAGGAGTAAGACATGGCTGGTGCATTTGGCGGCTTTATGGCCGGTTCAATTGTCGGGAAACTTCTGCTCGATAAGTCCGGATGGAATCAGTCTGTCCGAGAGGTTGGAAAAGATAAGCAGGCTCTATCTGGGGTTGCTGCCGATATCGGGAAGAAAATGCAGAATATGGGGAGGTCAATGAGCATTGCCGGCCTAGCCATTTTGGGAACAATGACGGGAATCATAAAAGCATTTGCAAGCTTTGATCAGGCGATGACGGAATCCTTGGCAATTATGGGTGATGTATCAGATACCATGAGAACAAAAATGGCCAATGCCGCCAAACAGATGTCCGGGCAATCAACTTTTGCGGCCACTGAATTGGCAAAGTCTTATTTTTATCTGGCATCTGCTGGCCTAAATGCCGAAGAATCAATTGCGGCATTGCCGGTTGTAACCAAGTTTGCACAAGCCGGAGCATTTGATTTGGCCAGGGCCACAGACTTGTTAACAGATGCACAGAGCGCATTGGGCTTATCTACTGGAACTGTTGCTGAAAAACAACAGAAGATGATTAGGGTTTCCGATGTTTTGGTTAAAGCAAATACGCTGGCCAATGCGAGTGTAAGTCAATTTTCCGAAGCACTCACAAATAAGGCTGGTCCAGCAATGCGCGCTTATGGGGTTAGTCTTGAATCAGGGGTTGCGACCTTGGCGGCATTTGCTGATCAGGGAGTAAAGGGAAGTGAGGCCGGGAGTCAATTTTCAATTGTTTTGCGAGATTTACAAAAGGCAGCC